GCTATTAGGATTGCGCGGTGTTTTGTTGCCTTCGTCATCTACATCATACGCATCTGGATCGCTACGCCATTTAGCAGCCTCCGCCATTTCTTTATTCTTATGCTTTACATCACCTTGCTTTTCAGCTTTCTTCTTATCCTTGTGTTGACCAGCACCACCCATCTTGGCATTCTTGGCTACAAAGTTACGAGGCTTTGGTGTTTCTTTCTTTTCTTGTGCAAGAATGGTATCTTCACGCTTCTTTACTTTACCTAATGCACCTGGAACTGTAGCAACAGCACCTGCACTGGTAGCACCACTTGTGGCAGTTTCTAGCACATAATGTGTGTCTTCGTTATTTTTTATTTTTTTGAATTCGCTGGTCATTTTGTTTTATTCCAATTTGATACTGGGCTTACTGTATTAGTGCTAGATAACTCTTGACTCTCCATATCGCCTTTATTTAAATCTTTGTATTTTGCACCAACAACCTTGTAGGCTTGTTTTAGCATTTCCTGTTCTTCTTTACTATACGGGTGTGTGGTTTTAGTTTTGCCGGCCCAACTTTTTCCATTCATTTCAATTGGATCTTTGCCATTTGCGCCTGCTACTGCCATGCCTAATCTGTAAGAAGTGTAAGTACTATCGGCCTTTTCACCATCTCTGTAGGTATTCAATCCCTTAGTCGACTGTTGTTGACGTTTGGTAATTTTACCTTTTTTCATTTCAGTAATAAGTTCGAGTATCTTCATAATGTATTATTTACCACGTCCGAACCATAACTTAAACCACGCATCTGTGCCCGGTTTAATACCTTGTTCTCGTTGTATTTGCCCTTTATTACTGCCTATAACAGGTTGTCTTAGTGTAGCATTGTATTCTGCAAGGCGAGCTTGTCCACCTAATCCATCCATTATACTTGTTGCCTTTAAAGCATGTATAGGGTCATCTGCGGCTAGATATGCATCATCTCCACTATCCTGTGGAACATCATTTACGGTTATTCTGTATTGCTTCATTTACAATAATCTTATTGATAAGATTGTCTATAATGTCTTCAACACCTTCGCTGACCTTAACACAGTTATTAACTCTAGTGTTACCTTTCATCTTGGTGCCAGCTTTACGATAGCCTTTCCAACAACTAGGATCTAGGCGTTGTTTTTCTTCTGTTTGACCATTAACATCATTGGCAAATTGTTTTTTAGTTGCTTTAACAATTCCACTGAAACGTTTGTCTGCACGTTTGTAATTGCCCGCTTTGTCTGCGGCACTGGCATCTGCACTAGCGGCTTTTTTATAACGACCTAATGCATCATTAGATAATTCTTTTAAGTCGCCCCATTCGTCCTTGCTAGTAGTATCACGTCTAGAAATATTTCTGCCCTTTAGTTTATCTTCACGGCGTTTGTCTCCGGCCGCACGTAGTTTAGCAACCTTGCCATCGTCTTTGTTAGCCAAGCGACTTGCAACATTGGTTATTGCATTGCTAGGCTCTTCTGCTATTCCCGGATTGGTACTTTCACCACCACCATCTCCACCACCTTCACCAGATTCTCCACTACCATAATAGCCATAGCCTGGGAAGAAATATCTACCTAAGGATCTTGAAGTTTTTTTCTTTTTCTTTTTTGAGACTTCCGCTACACCCTTCTTTGGCTTGACCAGAGCAGTCATACGTTCTTTAGCCTTTGTCATTAGGTCCATAACTTCTTCATCGCTCAGTTCCGGATTCATTGCATCACGCCAAACTGCAAACTTTTCTTCTTCGCTCTTAGCAGGATCCATTAGCACAGCTCGCATAGGTGTAGCACGTGGACCTTCTTGGTCCTTGCTAGGATCGTTGGTTTCTTGCCGACTTATAACGTTTAATGTGTTAAAACTGAATGGAATGTTGCCTGCTTTGTCTGGTTTTCCGTTGTAATTTTTTACATAACCTAATGCGTTAACTTGATCTGCACCTACTACAACTGTGGCATCAGTATAACCCATTTGATTTAATTTAGTTAGTACACGAGTTAAGTCTGGCATTTCATCTGTGGCAGTTTGAAAAATGTGTCCGCTTTGAGGAAATACTTTTTTGTAGATAGCTAATTTTTCATCTGGATTAATTGGATCGTCTTTGCCCACAGTCTTGCTAACTACAAAATAAGGGTCGCTGCCAGTTTCTTTGGCCTGTGTAATAACACTGCTGGCCAAGAACATATGACCTTTGTGTCCCATGCCTCTGCCCCAACCAACAACTGCGGCCTTGCCTTCTCCAGTTCTTGCCAGTGCTTCAAAAATATTTCTTAAAAACATATTAGTCTTTCCTTGGTGCCCAGTTTGCCTGGTCAATTGCTTTGACAAATTGACCAGGTAGATCACTTTTAAATTGTCCACCCGGATGTGCTTGTACATAACCTTCTGGCTTAGTTTGACGGATACCTCCGTGTGTACCTGCACTTAGTTTAGTAATCAATTGTAGTTTTTCTCTGCTTAATAATTCTACACTATGTAATACAGCGTTTAACCCATTTTGATCTGCAAGAATCTTTTGTGCTTGTCCTGCACTTACATTGGCAGTAACCCAGTCTTGGAACTTGTCTTTAACTCCGGGTATGCGTAAGTTTTGATTATAAAATTTGTAAAGGATATCGCCTGGCTTGCTTAGACCCGGCTTAGGTGCAAGGAATGCATCTATAGCGGCGGCGTTGGCAGTAATATACTGTTCAGCAGCCGCTAATCCTTTGTCCTCTACTCCCGGTGCCTTCTCTACATAGGTAGTACCTTGTACAATAACATCTGGTGTGCTTAACTGTTCAGCATTAGGATACCGACCCTCTTCACTACTACCTAGTGCATCATAGAACCCTGTAACAGCAACCATAACTTTAGCAGTCTTAATACGCTTGCCTAGATCACTGGCCACTGGAATGTGGAAGGCTGTGATGTTAGGAGTAAAATCATATTCCTGTGTTTGTGGATTTAATTGTGCAGGCTTGCTTGGGTAGAATAATAGCCCACCTTCTACATAACCGTTTTCTGGACTTACTTTTTCAAAGTAGGGCCACAAGTCCATCATCTCTTGTGCAAATGCCTGACGTTGTGGAAGTTGTTCTGGAGTTGCTTTACCTGTGCCTAGTACAAAGTTTTTAATATCTTCTGGGCTGTACATTGCTGTAGGAACGCCCGGACTAACTTCCATCTTACCACGCTTAAGATATTCCCAAGCGTTCTTTGGAATCATTGAGAAGCGACCTTGTTCATCCTTGCCCCAATACATAACAGGACTACCGTCCCATTTTAATTCAATGGTGCTACCCTGTGAGCCCATGCTTTGTAATCTTTCAACAGCATGTAGACCACCTTGACTGCCGTTAGTGAATACCAAGTCTTCGATGTGTTGGTATTTTCGACCTATTGCCGCCGCAGCTTCGATAATTAGCTCGCGTATCTTCATAGGATGTGATCAATTAAAAACCTAAACCATTCACGACTACCTTCTTTTAAGTCGGCACCTGGAAAGTATTTGTCTCTAATAGCAACATACTTTTCAGGATAAGGTTTTAGTGCGGCTAATACTCGCTGTGGATTGCCCATGTCTGCGGCAGAAGCAGTTGGGCCGATAATAATTTTAGCAATCTCATCTTTGTTGTTTGTAACTAATTCTTTTGTTGTACGATCAACAAGTCCTTTGTATGGACTCATCATAACACTTTCGTGGCCTTCAACGCTGCTCATGTTAGCAAGGTCAGCCCACATGCCGTGTAGGGTACCACCTTTCATTTGTGGATCACTGTAGTCATGTGTATGCAGTGGTTGAGCGGCAGCGGCATTTTCTACTGCCATTAGGTCAACTTGTACTACATCTTGTGTTGCACCAATTGGAATACCAACGTGAATGCTAACACCTGTACGTGCGGCAAACAGGCCTTTGCTCTTAAAATAATCTTCTAATGCTTTGCGACTTAGTTTTAATTCTTTAGCAGGGAAAGCCTTCATCAATTCGCTGGCATCTATTAGTGCATCTATGTCACTGCTAACTTCTTTGTGCCCTGCTGAACCGATAGGATATAAATTTAATCCTTGTGGAAGAACTTTCTTTAGGTTAGCCATTACTAAAGGAAAATTTGCCTTTTGTAATTCAACTGCGTTTGGAACTACGTTTCCACCTTCATTTAATTGCATGTTATTACCCTAACTTATACTTGTCTGCTTGAATGTCATCATACAGGTGATCATGAATTCTTTGGCAAAGGCTTTCTCTAACTTCTTTAGAAAATACTTTACCTAATCTGCCCGTCATCTTTTTATCTTGATAATACTCTTTACATCCCTTTTCAACCATGGGCATGTATAATTCTAGGACCATTTCTGGACTACACTCTTTTAAACTCTTTACTTTTTTAGCAATGGGAAAGAAATAGTCTTTGTGTAACTTATCGTGATCAAGTACATACCAGAATAAGTCATCTTCAAATTTTGGATCATCTTTGTTCTTTTTTTGATGATCTGAGGGTTTGTTAAAAAATTCTAGTAGTTTCATGATGCATTAATTATTGTATTGGATTGATAAAACTGCACCAGCAGTAATTTGTATGCAACCTCTAACCCATACAAAGTTCCCCGTAAAATTAGTTAGATTAACAGTTGACGTAGTTCTAACAACTGCTGAAGTATAACTGACATTAGTGTTTGATACTGTAAACCAGTCTGATGATACAGGCGCTGATGCCAATGTAGCCTGCATGGTAACAGTTCCTACAAAGGATTGATTTGTTTTATATGCAGCGGTGTGAACCCCGTCGCTGCCTCCAAAGTATCCGTCACCTTTTACTTGGTCGCTATAGTAAAAGGTAGTACTAGTTCCTGTATAAGATATAGAAACTGAGTTAGTACCACTAGTTTGGTGGAAGATGAGATTTTGGCTTAGTGCTGGCATAATACGTTATTTATGCCACTAATGCGTTCTCCCGTAAGATGAACTCTTCGGTCTTTTTAACGTATCCGCTTAGGTATAATCCTACCATACTCATCATTTTATCGTCTATAACATACATAAACGGGTCTTGTGCGTAATATCGTTGACTCATAAGCCAACGCCTACTAGTTTCACTAATTAACAACTTATTTCCGTAATTGTTTGCCCAGATTAAAAATGCTGATCTTTTATCTGGAGAGAATTTATTCTTAAAAAATACTCTATATTTGTACATATCCTTGGGATACGTGTCGCATAGAATTTTCTTATGCCCATTACTTAATAAAAATTCAAGTTCTTCTTGAGTTGTGGGACCACTAATTTTCCTAATCCATTGTTCGAGAGCATTATCAATTTCTTCAAGAACACTGGGATCTTTGCAGAACAGATTGAGGTGACTATTTTCAACTCTAATTTGAATTTCTTCTTTTCTGTCTAAGAAAGGTTCTACAGCATTAACAAATTTTAGGAATTTATCAGCATCTGTTATTTTAAGGTCGTAGGATCCAAACCGCATGCCTTTACCAGTTTTGCACCATTGTTTGCAAAGTCCTACGCCGCTATGAATGATTCTAGAAGCACCCGTCTGGATGCATTCTACTTTGTAAGGCCATTTATTAAAAAATAACTTACTGGACTTCAGCTTTTGAACTATCATCTACAACCTTAGATTTTTCAATGGGTAATACATCGACTACATGAAGTTTAAGATTATCTTTCTCAACACTAACTTCTACAACACCACCATTAGTCAGTTTACCAAACAAGATTTCCTTACTTAAAGGTTTCTTAATATATTCATCAATGGTACGTTGTAGCGGTCGAGCACCCATCTTAGCATTGAATCCTTTGGCAATTAGATATTCAACTGCTTCTGTAGTTGGCTTGATATGAATATTCTTATCTTTAACCAACGCATTAAGTTCATCGATAAATTTCTTAACAACTTTGATCATGTTAACTTGATCCAACTTACCGAACTTGATAGTACCATCTAACCGATTACGGAACTCAGGAGCAAAGAATCGATTAATAGCATCTTTAGGATCACTGTCACGTTCTAGACTACCGAAGCCCACTGAGTTCTTATCAGCATCGGCAGCACCTAAGTTACTAGTCATAATGATAATGGCATTACGTCCGTCAGCTTTTTTACCATTACTGCCAGTAATGAAACCATTATCCATTAACTGTAGCATAACAGTTAGAACATCTGGGTGGGCTTTTTCGACTTCATCTAACAGCAAAATACAGTTAGGATGTTCTTGCAAGTTAGTAATCAATTGGCCAGCATTGTCATCAAATCCAACATAACCCGGAGGAGCACCAATGAACTTGGCAACACTATGCTTCTCTTGGAATTCGCTCATATCAAAGCGTACAAGTTTAACACCCATATTAGATGCAAGTTGTTTAGCAACTTCAGTCTTGCCCACACCTGTGGGACCAACAAACAAGAAACTACCCACGGGCTTATTAACTGCTTTAAGACCTGCTTGTGCAATAAACACTTTATCTAACAAACTTTCAATGGCTTTTTCTTGTCCAAATACTTTGCTACGTAGATTCTTTTCGAGACCAGCAAGGTTAACACCTTCTTTAGAGTTGATTTGTTCTAAAGGCAAGTTAGCAATCTTTGCAACCTCAAACAAAATCTCATCGTGGTCAACAACACCGTTTTCTTCGTCTTTGACCTTAAAGCGAGCACAGGCACAGTCAATTAAATCAATGGCCTTATCGGGCAATTTCTTATCACTCATGTATTTTACTGAGTAGGTCACTGAATCAATAATGGCTTGATTAGTGATCTTGACACCGTGATGTTTTTCGTAATACTTCTTAAGACCTTTAAGAATCTTGATAGCAGTTGCTTCACTGGGCTCATCAACAGTAACACGTTGGAACCGGCGCATTAATGCACGATCTTTTTCAAAGTGCTTACGGAATTCTTCCCATGTAGTCGATGCAATAACTTTTAATGTACCTTTGCTTAGTATGGGTTTTAGCATATTAGCCATATCGTTGCTACCACCACTGACTGCACCTGCACCATTCATCATGTGTGCTTCGTCAATAAAGATAATACTCTTACCTTTCTTTTCAATAGCTCCGAGAACAGCTTTAAGCCGTTCTTCAAAGTCGCCACGGTACTTACTACCGGCAAGCATGGCACTGATATCTAAATTGTAAACAGTGTGATCTTGAATAAATTTAGGTACAGTACCTTCTACAATCTTACGTGCAAGACCTTCTGCAATAGCAGTTTTACCTACACCCGGATCTCCAATTAACATAACGTTGGCCTTATTTCTACGAGCCAATACTAGTTGCATTTCTTCGAGTTCTTTTTCACGGCCAATAACAGGATCAATCTTTTTAGCTCTAGCCTTGGCTGTTAAGTTAGTGCAGAACTGATTAATCATACGTTCTGCTTGCGGGTTCCTAGATTGTAATTCTCGAGGTTCTTCTGAGTCGTCTTTAACAGCTTCTTTTTGTATAAAACTTAAGAACTTGTCTTTATCAATGTTGGCTTTTCTAATAAAATATGTTGCATGACTTTTCTTTTCAGCAAACATACTAATAAAGCAATCAATGGGTTCAATGACTTGTCTGCCTGAGAATAGTACATGGGTAAATGCACGATTTAAAACCTTATCTACTGTATGGGTTTTCTTAGGTCTATCTATTTGTGGATTAACAATTTCTTTTAAATCTTCTTTGATGAATTTTGTTACATCCTTAGTTAGAGACTTAACATCCGCACCAAAACTTACTAGCAGTTTTGCAAATGGTTCGTTGGTAACTAGACTGTGTAAAAAGTGTTCAAGTGTGACATATTCGTGATCATGTTCATTGGCTAAGTTAACAGCAGATTCAAAAATTTGTTCTAGGTCTTTATTCGGTTGTAGCATTAAGTTTTCCTTCTTTTATATTTAAGAAATTAATTGTTTAACAAGATCTTTTTGTTGTTGATTTAGATCAGTGGGTACGGTTATGTTGATTTCTAAAAGAAGTCTCCCCTTCATTCTTGGATCAGCCATGTACGGCATTCCGTATCCTTGTACTGCTAATGTCTGTCCTGGTTGTGTGCCCGGAGCAATATTAACTTCTAAAGTTTTTCCATCTAAGGTATCAAACTTAACAGTCTTACCTAGTATAGCATCAAAGCAACTAACAGTCAATGATCTTAATAAATCATCACCTTGCCTTTGATAGATATGATGTGGTTGAATATTAATTGTTAAGTGTATATCGCCTCTAGGTGCATTATTATATGTGTCATCTCCCATGCCGGCAAGACGCAGTACTGTATTGTCTCTAACACCCGCAGGAATTTTAACTTCTAATACTTGTTCAAGTCCACTAGGTAATCCTACATTAGCCACTAAGTTCTTACCAAGGTAGGCTTCCTCAAGTGTAATAGTAGTTTGTAAATTTAAATTTCTATTTCTTTGTGGTTGTCTAAAACCTTGTCCAAAGAAAGGATTGCCGCCTTGCCCAAATGCTTGAGAAAAGAATTGTTCAAATCCCGGAGGAACATTACCGTCAAAATGGAATCCTTGAGAAAAGCCCTGAGGCTGAGGATTATCGTATTGTTGTCGTTTTTCTGGATCGCTTAGGGTAGCGTAGGCAGCCTGCACCTCTTGAAACGTAGCAGTATCTCCACCTCTATCCGGATGGTGTTGTGCTGCCATTCTTCGAAATGCTTGTTTAATCTCGTCTTGGTCGGCGCCTCTATGTACGCCCAATGTATTGTAATAGTCTGTCATAATTGAAAAAGGTATAGTAAATTATACTATACCTTTCTTTAAAAGTCAAGAAATTATTTCTTCGCTGGCGGAACTTCCGTACCTTCTAGTTTTTTATGTACTTTAATTTTCTTGCATTCTTGGACAGGTTTGCCATCTTTACCGTTGACAACCTTCCCTGCTTTGTCCATTTTGTCTTTGCAAACTTCCTTCATTTCTCCGCCAGCAATTGCCGGACTGGATAATACTAAACATAGACCTGCTACAAATATAACATTTTTCATTTTTATTTTCCTTAAATTTCTGGTTGGAATGCAGGGGATGGGGCAGGCCTGCCGCCAAATCCTGCTACTACTGTTGGCCCTGTTGAGACTGGTGTTGTTCCCCAACTTGGTCCGGAATTATATGACCCAGACGTTGGCGCTCCAAATCCTGAATTGCTACCAAAGCCGCCCGATGTTGGTGAACCAAAGCCACCGGAGTTGCCGAAGCCTCCTGATTGCGATTGGCCAAATGCTGTTGACCCGCCCTGAAATCCTGAACCTGGTGTTTGTATTCCGCCATTGTTTGCTCCTCCTAGTTTTTCCTGTGTACGACCAAATGCCGCAATACCTAGAACAGCACCCATTGCAATGTGGAATAAGCCAGCACCTTGTAGGGTCAGCGGTTGCCACTGACTTGTAACCTGTCCGTGATTTAAAGATTGCAATAGACTCCATAGGATTGGAAATACAACCATGTCCATGGTACAGACCAGCATATACATCCAGCCCATCATTGGCCGCCATTTTGAATTCATCCAATCTTCTTTTTTTGATTCGCTTGCGCTTTTAACTTCTTCTGCCATAGTGTTTGCTCCTAACCTGTTTATTTTTTGTCAGCTGCTAGCTGTTCAGCTATAGCTCGTTGTTTAGCTTCCTCTTCAGCTATAATTGCTTGTTGCTCGATTAGCAGTTCAGCCGCAGTTTGTTCTTGGGGGTTCTCATACATATTATGCTCCTTTCTTAGCAATCATGGCTTGGATTTTTTCCTGAATTGCTTTAGCCCAGAAAGGCTGCGGAAAATTCCATCCTACAAATGCTCCTACTGCTACCCATAATAAAATATCTAACATAGTGTTCTCCTTAGAACCAAAAGTATAAGCCGTTTAGGCTTAGTAATATTCCAATGCCGGCTACTGCAAAACTGCCCCAGAACATGCCCATGCTAACTGCAAGAATACTTGCTGATAGTACAACAATGGCTAACTGATATGCTGTATTAGCATATGCAATCCATGGACTAGATTTTTTAGCAATTTCTCGTTCAGCTTCCATAGCTCGTGCTTTAACAGCAAGTTCTTTTTTATCTTCATCCATGCGTTCTTTCTCAGCTTGGAATTCTGCACGTAGTTTTGAATCAGCTGTGGTCTTTGCGGCAATTTCGTATGTAACGCCACGGCCTGCTTTGGCTTGATACTGTGCCCATGTGTTGTTAGCACCCAGTGTATTGTTTAATACTGTGCTAGATAGTTTGCCACCATACCAACTGTTAACTGCTAGTAACAATGCAAATACGGAAATAACCATACCTGCTCGGTCTTTTAATTTTGCTTCACGCTCTGAACGTGATCCCGTTGGCGGCTTAGGTGCATCTGGATCTTTAGGTTGTTTTGTAATTAAGTTTAATACTGAATCTATTAATGCCATCTTAATGTGCTCCTAAAACGTGTAAGGCATGTTCGTAATGCTTAATACGATCTTCTAGACCAATTGTACCTCCATTGATGCGCTTGGTCAATGTTAGGATGTCGCCCTTGTCAGCCCACTGATTTAAATTGTTGGCTTCCCAGAACCAGCAAGCTGATTGTACGGCACCTTCAAATGTTGCTAGAAATTCAGGAATATCTTCAACAGGTGTTTCAATGCTGTCGGCAAAGTTTTGATAATTTTGTTTACCTGTTAATTGAATAAGTCCTCGACCGCAGTAACGGAATCCATCACCACTAGCTTCGTCGCCGTTGCCCATACGCCCACCGTAAACACGATTAGCAATGGCTTCTTGTTTATTAGGTAAACTAGCATATTGATTAGCAATAGCATCGTTGGGAAAATACTTGGGGAAAATCTTACGTAACGTAACAGCCTTGTAGTTTAAGTTTTCCTTTAATGCTCTAAAGCCTCCACTTTCATGGGCGCATTGAGCTACAAAGGCTGCAACACGTTGTGGAGTATTAATATCATAATCAGGCAATGCTTGCTCTAATGCATGATGCCAGTGATCTAAATATGGATTACCTGGCAGCAATTGAGCTAACTGCTCTTTTGTTAAAATAAAATTTGACATTGTTTCCTCTTTTTAAAATCCGAATATATTTTTCTTTGGCTCTATTAAAAACTTTTCTGCTATAGCTGCACCTTTGGCTCTTACATGAGCATCGGGGTTAATTAACATTTCATTTATTAAAGCAACTTTGGCCATCTTATCCATGGTCTGATCTTTAGATATTGATTTTTGAACTTCTGGATTAGTAGCACATCCTGCTAATAAAACTGATACAATAATTAATGCAATTTTCATTTGACGGTTTCGTATATTTTCTTTTGCGAATCATACCACTCTTGCCACCCGTCAACTTTAGTTGAGCACTCGTGGTATAATGTATAGTTATGAATTACAACTTTTAACATCTCTGTTATAGCTACTTTGTCGCCTTCAATCTTTTTAAGATTTTCACATTTTTCTTTTAATACTTGAGGTACTTCTGGAAATGTTGGTTTGATTGGCACGGCAGTTGAGCATCCTACTAGCAGGGTAGTTATAATTAGAGCAAGGTATTTCATTTCTTACCTTCCGCCGCTTTGTTTAATTCCGCCGCTTGATTATGCAGATCGATTATTTCTTTAGGAACAGGGCATTGTTCAATGTACTTGATAATTTCTTCTTTCTTAACAACTTCTCTATCAATGTAGTTAACAATGTCTTTGCCTTTTTCTTTGATTACTTTGGTCTTTGTAACAATCTTTTCTTGAACTACAATATTTGTTTCTTTAGACTTAACTTCAGCTTCGGCAACTTTTTGTTGCAACTCTGCAACCTTGTCTTGCCATTTTGCTTCATTGGCAATAACACCTTGAAAATACACTCCTACTACTAGTGCAATAATTGATGCTACTTGAATAGGCAATCTATAAGTAGAAATAAACGGAATAAACTTTAAAACCCACGATGCTAGGGTTCCTAAAATACCAAATATTAATACTAAAGTCCAAAACCAATCAGGTATAAAACTTAATATCCAAATTATCTGTGACATACTTACCAACGATCCTTTTCAATGACTATAGCTTTTGATCCGTTTCTAATTAGAAATTTATTACCAATTTTATTAATGTCATAGTTGCCTAAATATTTGTTTAAGAAAAACATCTGGCTTTGACTAGCTTCGTCTAAACTTAGACGACCTGGAACTGTTTCTTTTACAACATCGTATTCACCAATGGCAATAAATTTAGCTTGGATGTCTCCGGCATACGGTCGTTTAAATGTTAACATATTGTTTTCATCTAGTTCAACATTTGTGGCACCTTGATCAAAGAATCCTTTAATATCAGTTTCTTTAATAGCAACTACCTTTGATTGATAATCTTCTTTGGTCAACGGAATATTTTTAACAATAGCATCTTCGTTAAATGCTACACTTTCTGGAGCCTTTTGATACCTAAATCTCCAGCTACGGCAATCGCATAATTGGCCGATGCCACTTAATAGATCTGTTAATTGTTCTGTTAGTCTAGGAGTTCTTTCAATTTCAACAAACACTTGATATTGTCCGTCATTTTCTTCTCCTGCGCTAATATCAGCATCAAGAATAAATGGATAACCCTTTTCAATGAATTCCATCATGTCAATGGCGGGATTCTTTTCACGAACCCGGAAACCTAAGACAACTACATCTTGATCCTCACCCATCTTACTGCTATACCTATCTACTGTAAAAACTTCTGATACGTAATTTCTTAGATCGCCTGATCTAAGACCTTCATTAAGCTGCTGCATCTGTTGGTGCCTCCTGAGCCGCTGAGTTTGCGTCTATGTCTTGTTTGCTGTATTTCATTAGTTCCGCCATTTTGTTATGCTCTTGATTTTCTTTGCCTGTGTGGACATCTTGCATTAGTTTTTTAGGCATAGTAAGTTTTACAGTCCATATTGGATGGGCATCAATTTTACCCTTTTTAGTTCCAGGCCGGAAATCACCTGGCTCTTTAATTTTTCTAGGAATTAGAATTTCTTCTTTGGCAAATACAACCTGACAACCGTAATCTGCAAGACGTTTACCGCCTTCTGGGTCAGGCATATTACTACGGTCCCACATTAGTTTGCAGGTTACATCGTATCTATTAACTTCAGGACCGGCAATGATTTCACCGTCTTCCCAGTTCTTAAAGACATAGATATCTAACTCATCGAGTACTCTTTCAAAGTCTTTCAATACTCTGAAAGCACTATTATTTTCGCTGAGTGTTTGTAGATTTTTTATAACGTCAATTATGTCGTGCATGGGCTTTCTCTTTATCAAATATTTATACAATTCTGCACTGACTTACTTGCTAACCGTGGGGTTCGTTTTTGGCCTATTTCAGGTAGTATTTTATCGTTGATCTTAAATACTTTGCAGGTTGATCATAACTGATCAGGAGGTAAAATTGCCTAGAACCAAAAGAAAAGAAAGGGACTTCAACATGGATCCCCGACTACAAAAAGAAGTTAGTAATAATTTAATTCAAATTAAGCCTTACTTAAAAAGGAATCGTGAA